CAACACGCGCCGTTGACGGCGGAATCGCGCAACGCGATTCAGGATCACTTGGACCAGCTCTACGGAATCTTCGTGGACACGATCGCCCGCAATCGCGGTGCTGACGTGAACACGGTCCTCTCTCAAATGGCGGATGGCCGCGTCTTCGTGGGCCAGAAAGCCATCGACGCGGGACTGGTAGACGGGAAGGCCACTCTCCCGGAACTTATCCAGCGGATGAGGTCTCACCAGGGCGGCGCAACTATGGGCGTCCCTAACTCCAAACAAACGCAGAAAGGAAGTGCAGCGATGGCAGAAACGGAAACCACGTTCACCAGCGCCCAGTTGCAAGCCGCGAAGGACGAGGCTCACAAGGCTGGATTCGATGCGGGTATCACGCAGGGGCGCACCGAAGGCGCAACCGCAGAGCGCGAGCGCATCCAGGCGGTCGAAAAGGTCTCACTGCCCGGACACGAGCCGTTGATTGCAACGCTCAAGTTCGACGGCAAGACGAGCGGACCCGAAGCGGCTGTCCAGGTGCTCAAGGCGGAACAGGAACTCAGGGAAAAGAACCTGAGCCAGATCCGCTCCGAAGCCCCGAAGCCGGTTCCCGAGTCCACGGGGACGGCGGCGGCGGATGCTAAGACCGCAGCGGAGGCGATCAGCACTAAACCCGCAGCCGTGGACGCGAAGGAAACGGCGAAAGCGGCCCGCGAGCTCGTTGCGAAAGCGAAGGCCGAAGGGACAACCCTCACCTATGCCGTCGCAGTGAAACAGATTCTTTCCGCGAAGTAAGTTCTCTTGCTCACGCGGAATTCAACCAGGGAGCAAAGGCAAAATGGCGAATCCAGGCTTCATCAAGACTTACAACGCGGTCGCGAACATCTCGGCCTACACCCTCGTCAAGCCCTCGGGTGTGAACGATGGCGAGGTCGTACCCGCCGCCGCAGCCACCGACTCAATTATCGGCATCGCCCAGAACGTGGACGTGCTCAACGGGCAGACGGTCGATGTCATCCATGACGACACGGCCAATCTTCTGCTCGGCGGCACCGTCGCGTTTGGCGACCCGATTACCTCAAATGCCAGCGGTCAAGGGGTGAAAGCGACCCCGGGAGCGGGAGCCAACAACCGCATCATCGGATTCGCGATGACCTCGGGGGTGTCCGGCGACATCATCCCGGTTCTCGTGCAGCCCGGAGTCATGCAGGGATAAGACGTGCCGGGTATCCCGCACGGCTCAACCAACCAGCTTTAACCAGAGAGGACGGTAACACGGATGCCCACTTCCACGATCAACACGAACCCGGCACCTTTTGTTATCCAGCCCCATCTGACCGCAATTGCGGTTGCGTATCAGAACGGGCGGATGATTGCCGACGCGGTTCTGCCCCGCGTCCCGGTTCCCGGTTCGACGTTCAAATATACGGTGTACGACAAGCGCGACACCTTCACCATTCCCGATACCAAGGTCGGACGCACGTCCAAGCCCAACGAAGTTGATTGGCACGCGACGGAGCAGACCGCCTCTGTCGTTGCCTACGGTCTGGAGGAACCCATCCCCCAGGACGACATCGACAACGCGGCCAGCACACCGGTTGACCCCGAGATGCAAGCGACGGAACAGATCACCGAACTGATTGCGCTCGACCGTGAGCAGCGCGTCGCAAATCTCGTCTTCAACGCCAACTCCTACGCGACCCCTAACAAGACGACCTTGACCGGCACCGGGCAGTGGAGCGACCCCACCAGCAAGCCCGCGTCCGTCATTTCGGACGCCATCGACTCGATGATCGTCCGGCCCAACACGATGGTGCTCGGACGTCGCGTTGCGACGTGGCTCCGTCGCAATCCGTCCATCATCTCCGCCTACAACCAGAACCTCGGTTCCGATGGCAAGGTTCCCGTGGCTTTCCTTCGGGAGTTGTTCGAAATCGACAACATTCTGATTGGCGAGTCCTGGGTCAACACGGCGAAGAAGGGCCAGGCTGGAACGTTCGCCCGCCTGTGGGGTCTCCACGCGGCCCTGCTCTACGTCAACCCCGTCTCCGCGAATACCAAGTCCATGACCTACGGCATTACAGGTCAATGGGGAGAGCGCATCGCGGGAACTCGCGTTGACCCGGACATCGGCCTCAAGGGCGGCGTCCGCGTCCGTGTTGGCGAGGAAGTCAAGGAAGTCATCCTCGCAAACGACCTCGGCTACTTCTTCCAGAACGCCGTCGCTAACTAAGGCGCGGACAACCATTGACCGGGCGGGGTTCCAGGACATCGGACCTCGCCACTCAAACCGGATGGGAACGGAATCGGAACGATGGCAAAGCACACGGTCAACTGGCATCTCCACACCGGAAAGACGGAGCACCGCGCGGGGGATGTCATCGAAATGGACGCCGAGAGCGCGGCCCCTCTCGTGGGCATGGGCGTTCTCTCACCCTTGGCCAAGGAAGAGTCTGCCCCGGTCGATGATATGTCGCCGTCACAGATAGCCAAGGCGAACAAGGAACAGTTGGCGCAGTACGCGAAGCAGCGTTACGGCGTTGACCTCAACCCCACGGAAATGACGAAGGACGCGATGCTCGCGGCGATTGCCGAACGCGCAGCCGCAGAGGTTGGAGAGTAGATGGCAGCGGCGGACGATGTGCGGCTGATGCTTGCTACCAGCAGCGATACGTTCGCGGCGGGAGCCACATCGTCTCCCTGCTTCTTCGTGACCTTCGATGACGATGTGCAGACGGACAACTTCGGCGGCGCGAAACAGTCCCTCCGAAGAGCGTTCGCTCTGGTCTGTGCCGACGACTTCCCGGACCTTTCCGAAGATGACGCGGTGACGGTAAACGGGACCAACTACACGGTTCTGGATTCGCGTCTCATCCAGGACGGTCACATGATGCAAGTCAACCTCCAACTCGCGAAGGGGCAATAATGGCGGCGTCAATCGGACAGAAGATCATCGCGGCGGTGAGAACCGCGCTCACTCAGGCCGCGCCCGCTCATGTGAAGGTTGCGAAAGGCCGGAAAGCCCCGACCAGCGAAAAGTCTCTCCCATGCGTCCAGGTGTACTGGCATCACGAAGCCGCAAGCGGCATCGGAGACCCCCGCAAGCCCATGTTGATGAACCGTCACATGGTGCTGGAAATCAAGGTCACCGTTGCCGGTGAGGATGAGGACTTCGACACGCATCGTCAGTGGATTGTCGCAGCGATGTGGAAAGCGGGAAACCTGGGAGGTCTCGCAAAGAACGTCTCCGAAGCGGAGACGATTCCCTACCTCGAGGATTCGTCAGAGAGTGGCACCCTAACCGCCAGTGCCATTCGTTATGCGGTCGAGTACACGACAACCCCTGGCGATTTAACGGCGGCACATTAACGGAAAGGTGGAACGGAAATGCCGGTTGCTTCGGACCCCACGCAACTTTTACTCGGGCGCGGAAAAGTGTACTTCGACCGCTTCGATTCCAGCGGTAGCCCCACGGGACTTCGGTTCGTGGGCGAAGCCGACAAGCTGGAGATCAACCCGAGCGCGACGACCAAGGACTACTTCACCATGTCCAAGGCGGCGAGTACCAAGCTCGCTCAGAACATCATCAACCAGACGCACGAGATCGACCTCCAGTTGCGGGAGTACCAGCCCGCGAATCTCGCTCTCGCCCTCCTGGGAGACGCAATCACTCTCACTCAAACACAACAGACCGTCGCGTCCGAGACCTTGAGCGCGAAAGCGAATCCCGGATGCTGCTACCAGACGCAGTACCGGAACATCTCGGCGGTCACATGCAAGACGGGTTTGACCGCGTTGGTCCTGGGGACGGACTACGAGATCGTGGACCCGACTCTCGGATTGATTCGAGTGCTTCCGGGAACTACCCAACTCGACGGGACGAAGCCCCTCTCCATCGGGTACACCGCAGCGGCAATCGCGGCGGGCCAGCAGATCCAGGCGGGAACGCAAAGCAAGATCGAGGGGAAGCTCGTCTACATCGGCGACCCCGCGAACGGTCCCGCATACGATGCGGAAGTGTGGCGCGTCCGATTCCAGCCGAGCGGCGCCCTCGCCCTCATCACTGACGACTATGGTTCTATCCCGCTCAAGGGCGAAGTGATGGACGACTCCATGAACCATCCCATTCAGCCGCTCTACCGCGCAACCCTGCGCCAGTAGCGGCGTCACTCACCAGCCCAGGGGTCGGGTCACAAGCCCGGCCCTTTGTATGAGGGAACAAATGGAACAGTTCGAGATCGGCGGAAAGGCGTTTCAACTGGCGGGCGAAGGAACGGCGCGACACGATGTCTACACGATGCGCCAGATTGCAGCGTGTGGCCTTAACGTGGTCGCGCAACGCGACGGCGAGACGGAGGAAGAGTTCACCTATCGCCTTTACCTCACGGCCCTGCAGACCGGCGACATCTTCCTGTTACTCGGGGCGCTCCTGGTTCCCTTGGGAACGGGTCCGATGGGATGGTCCGAAGCGATGGCAAAGGACACGGCGAACTTCATCGCGAACATCACGGAGCCAGGCGACAAGGCGAAGGTGCGAATCCTGCTCGCATCCGCGTTGACCCCTTTTTTTCTCGGCGGGCGGAGATCGTCCAAGACTTCCCGGAACTCTTCGCCGCGTCCGGGAAGCGGTCCAGCCCATACCGAGAGCGCGGTTGGACCGAGTACGGCGACTGGAGCCTGATAGCTCGCGAGGTCGCAGGTTGGGACCACGACGAGGTGCAGCGCGTCTTGGATTGGCCGCTTCGAGAGGTTCTTCTCTGCTACGTCGCACGGCTCAAAGATGAAGCCCTCAGGGGATACCAGACGGCAATGATTGTCTGGGCATCTCGAACCGCAATGGGCGGCAAAGTGAAACAGCCCGACATACCAGCGATTCTCCGGGAGAAATGATGCCAGCGCCAGAGATCAATGTGAGGCTCACGGCGGACGGCGTGCAGGATGTCGTGAACGCCTTTAAGCGCGTCCAGCAGGAAGCCAAAGAGACGAAGGAAAAGACCGCCCTACTGAGCGAAACCATGCAACAGTTGGGCGAACTCATGCCGGTTCTCTCCATCGGTCTCGCCGTGGAGAAGATGGTCGAGCTCGGAAAGTCCGCGATGGACTCGGCCGTCAACATCGGACGCCTCGCAGAGAAGACCGGCTCCAGTGTCGGAACTCTCTCCGTCCTGGCGATGGCGGCGCATGACGTTGGAATCGAACAGGACCAGTTGGGTCAAAGTCTCGTCCGTCTCGCCCGCTCTCAGGAGCAGGCATCCACGGGGAACGCGAAGGCCAAGCAAGCATTCCAGGCCCTCGGAATCTCAATGGACGATGTGAAGAAAAAGAACCCCGCCGAGATGCTCGTCGAGGTCGCGCAGCATCTCCAGACGAACATCCCCGACGGAGCGCAACGCGCAGCGGTCGCGATGACGCTATTCCAACGCGGCGGCGCGAACATCATCCCTCTGCTGGATGAGATCGGACAAGCGGACGGCTTCGAACGGGCGAAGGAAAAGGCGCAAGATCTCGGGCTGTATCTCTCGGATGAGTTCGTCGCTCAGGCCAAACAGGGCGAAGAAGCAATCCGCGATATGCAGGACATCACCCAGGGATTCGCCATGCAGTTCATGGCGGGGTTCATGCCCCAGGCGACCAAGGCGCTGACGGACTTCGCCGGTTCGATTACGAGCAAGGGCGGCGGTTCGCTCAAAGACCTGGGGAATCTCGCGGGCAATGTCGTTCGCGGCATCGTGAACGTCTTCCTCGTCGCCGGACAAACCATCGGAGCTGTGTTCGAGTCAATCGCGGACGGCGCGGTGCAGACGTTCAAGACCGTCATTGCGGTGGCAGAGAAGTTGGACCAGAACGACTTTAAGGGTGCATGGAACGCGCTCAAGGGCGGCGTCTCCGAAGGTCTCTCCCGGCAAGGTGCCATCTGGAGCGCGTTCGGTTCGATGGTCAAGGGGGAATATACGGAGAACCCCGCCGCGCCTACGGTGAAGACCACGGGCGGCGGAACGGGCGGGAGCGGAGACTGGACGACTCAAGGGGACAAGGACAAAGCCCTCCGCGAGCGTCAGAAGCTCATCGACGCCCGCGCAGCGTATGAGGATTCCGTCGCCAACGCGGAACTCCAGAAGCAGAAACTCCGCGACCAGGAAGCGGAGGCGGAGGACAAGGGGCGGTACGATGCGGGTCTCGATTCGATGACCGCATATTACGGCGCGAGAGCGGACCGCATCAACGCGGAGGCGGACGCGGAGCAAACCATCCTGGAGAAGAAGCTCGCGAACGAAGAGAACGCGGCGGCACAGTTGATGGGGAAGTCGAAGGACTTCATCGACCAGCTCATCAAGCAGGGACCTGAGGCGGTCGAAGCGGCGGCGGGAACGAACACCCAGGCTCTCGCGATGTTGCAGAAGGTTGCGGCGACGCGGGCGCAGATGGACGAGGAAGAGATCAAGCGCCAAACGAAGCTGCAGGAGAACGAGACGGCGCGGCATCTTGCGGAAGTCCAGGCGAACCAGCGGGCGTTGACCGATCGACAAAAGCTGTACGAGTTGGAAGGAAACACGAGCGCGGCGCAGCGTCTCGTACTCGAAAAGGAAATCCAGGACACGGACGAACTCCTTACCAAGTTGGGAGTTGCGGAAGATGCGCGGGCGGCGATTCTCGCGAGAGCGCGGGCGAACGCGACGGCGCGGAACCAGATCGGGGCACTCGGGCAGAGCGGCGCGGACGAATTCAGCAGCTTGCAGACGGAGACCGCTGCAGTCCAGGACAAAGCCAACGCGGGTCTCATTTCCCAGGTGGACGCGGAAGCGCAAATCTACCGCCTCGAATCGGAACGTCTCCCGGTTCTCCAGTCCATCGCAAAACAGATGGCGGATGCGGTAGACAACGCGGCCCTGCAACTCCTGTATCTACAGCCGGGGACTGACGATTACAACGCGCAGCTCCAGGTCGTGAACAACCTTCAAAGACAGGTTGACCAGTACACGCGGAACGTCGATTCCCTGGGAACGTCTTTGCACCGCGCAACGTCTTTCGGCGTTGAACTCACGAACCAACTCACGACCCAGGGAACCGGCGCGGTCGTGGGATTCTTCGATGCCTGGAGCCAGGGGAGCAAGTCGTTCTCTTCGGCGCTCTCGGATATGGGAAAGACGTTCGAGCAGATCATCACCCACATGATTGACCAGATGCTCGTCTATTACACGCTTATGGCCCTTGTGGGATGGATTGCGCCGAATTCCGGCCTGTATACGTCCCTGTCGAAATCCGGCCCGTTCTCAGGTCTCACGGGTCACGCGGGCGGCGGATACACGGGAGGCCAGCCAACCAATCGCATCGCGGGCGTGGTTCACGGGCAGGAGTTCGTTTTCAACGCGGCAGCAACGCGGAAGTGGGGACTTCCTCTTCTCCAGGCGATGAACGCGGGAACGATTGGCTCCGTCGCCAGCACTTCGACCTACTCGTCCCTGGGGAGCATGTCGGACGGCGGCGGCGGAGATTCCGGCCCGCTGGTGGAGTTGAACATCGACACGAACGGCCAGCCCGTGCAAACGGCGCGGCGCACGGGACCGAACGGCCAGTCAATCATCGACGTGGTAATCGGCCAAGTCGCTTCCGACATCGCGGGCGGCGGGAAGGTCGGACAGACGATTCAATCGACCTTCGGAGTGAGCAGAAAGGGGAACATCCGTGGCTGATTCAGACGTGCAGATCCTGTGGCCCGACCGTCTTCCGCAAGACCCGTTCATGCCGAGCAACGGGACTCCCTCGTACCAGCCAGCAGACAACGCGATTCGGACGGCGGTCTCGGTTGGACCCAACAAGGTTCGGCGCAGGTTTACGGCGGTTCCTGAGACCACGCAGATACAGATGAGGTTCACGGCGGACCAACTCGCGATTCTCAACCAGTTTGTTGAGGGACAACTCCACGACGTTTTGCCCTT